GTTCTACGTCACAAAAATGGGGGGGGCAACCCCGCCCTTTTGGCGGGAACCAATCAAATTTTCAAACCTGTCCAATCCCGACACGCTACCTCAGAACTACGTCACGTCCGGGCGCCATTTTCAAATTCAGTATAAGACGCGGAGGGGTGACGAATGGTAGAGTTTTTCCGCGCCGGACGGTGAAAAGAACACCGGGAGGAGAACTTTTCAGCGCCTGGGCGGGTGCCGGAGGTGAGTTTACACACCGCAGTCAAGGGGCAATTCGGGCGGGCGCAGTCCGGAGCAACCGGGCAAGTGTCTGAAAAGCGAAACCCCATGTCCCAGCTGCATTTCAGGCGCAGACGGCCGCGGCCGCCGGTTCATGGGCAAACAGGACAGCATCCCAGTGACCTGCATATGTTCTGGAAAGCGCCGCAGGAGGATGCGAGGACCCTCGAGACCCGGTGGCTCCGGATGGTCCTCATGTCTCATTCTACTTTTTGTCATTGCCTGCATCCTCTTGGTCATTTACATTATATTTCTGTTCGGGATAAGGGTCCGCATGGACAGGGACAGACTCCCCCCCGCACCCCACAGCTAGACGTGCCCCCCAACACCCCTGTGACCACCAGCACGCCGGCCAACAGCACCGGGGGCTCCCAGAGCCTCAGTAGCGGCCGGGGCTCATGGCCTGGTACGGGTGGAGAAGAAGAAGGCGAGGCTGGGGGCGCCGGCGCTGGAGGTATCGACGACTACTCAGAGGCCGACCTCGCCGAGCTCTACGCCGCCGTGGATGGAGACGCCGCTGGCAGGTGAGGAGGAGACGCTGGGGGAGGCGGTGGAGACGCAGGAGACACAGGAGACCCCGACGCAGACGCAGGTATCGACGCAGACGCAGGCGCAGACGCACTCTCGCGCTCAGACAGTGGAACCCCACCACAGTTCGTGGCTGTTCGATCCGTGGATGGTTTCCATTCCTGATCACGGGACTAGGACGACTCCCCTTTCTCTACACACACCACATGGACGACATCCCCGCAGAAAAGATGTCCTTTGGAGGCGGGCTAGCAGTCAGCCGCTTCTCCCTGTCTGTGCTGTACGAAGAGTACCGCCGACACCACAACAAGTGGTCTCGCAGTAATGTAGACTTAGACCTACTCCGATACCACGGAGTCTCCTTTAAGTTCTATAGAGAACCAGAGATAGACTTCATTGTCCACTGGAGCTTAGAAACACCCATGGAGATTAACCTCATGACACACATGAGTCTCCATCCCCTACTCTTGCTGCTAAACAAACACAAAATAATTATTCCCAGCATGAAAACCAGACCACACGGACGCAGAGCGGTGAGACTCACGCTACCACCGCCCAGACTCATGACCAACAAGTGGTACTTCACCAAAGACTTTTGCAAAGTAGGCCTCTGCATGCTCATGGCCACCCCATGCAGCCTGCTGTATCCCTGGTTAGACCCAGGAAAAACCAGCCCCTGCGTACATTTTCACATTTTAGACCAGTCCTACTACAAACACATCCCCAACATAGATCCAAATAAATACACAGAAAGAGAAAATGATCTAAAAGATATCCTAAAAATAGATGGGTCCTCAAGTACATGTGTAGGAGCCTGCCACTGCTACACAGAACTCTTCAGAGACGCCTGGCCCAGCATTAGAAAGCCAGGAGTGGCATCCCAACCCTTTGGGCTAACAGAAATATGTAAAACACAAAACTATACTAACAACTCACTAGCAGACACATTCATATCGAAAGCTAACGAGGCCCACTCAAATATAACTGACAAACTCATGCCTTGTGTCTATGGCAGCAATTCTGCTGTCATAACTCAATTAAAATCCTCAAAGGACAAAACATTCATGCACAGATGGGGCCTGTATTCACACTACTTTCTCACCACACGCAGACTAGACCCCCAACTCACAGGACCCACTATAAAAGTAGGCTACAATCCCCAGACAGACGAGGGCAAAGGCAACCTCATATTCCTACAACCCCTAACTAGGTCAGACACCATTTTTAACCCCACCAGCAGCAAGTGCGCCATCTTTGACACGCCCCTCTGGCTAGCCCTCTATGGGTACGAGTCCTACTGCACCAAATTCCTCAATGACGAACAAGTCATGTACAACTACGTGCTCTGCGTGCGCTGCACTTACACCTGGCCTCGCATGTACCGCACGGGCAACCCAAACCAGTGTGACATCCCCCTAGGCAACAGTTTCCTTGAAGGCAACATGCCAGGAGGGGCCTACCCGCCCCCCTTACTCATGAGAACCAAATGGTACCCCTGCCTCCTCCACCAGAGAGAGTTTATCAACGCAGTAGTAGGCAGCGGGCCCTTCATGCCCAGAGGCTACTCAGTCAAGAGCTGGGAACTCACGGCGGGCTACAAATTTAGATTCTCCTGGGGCGGTCACGCCCCCTACACAAAACAGGTCGACGACCCCTGCAAGAAAGGCACCCATGCCCTTCCCGATCCCGATAGACAACGCATGGCAGTACAAGTCGAGGACCCGGGGCGACTGGATCCCCAGTACATGTTCCACGGGTGGGATCAGCGACGAGGCTATATCCTGGGACGCGCTATCAAAAGAGTATCGGAAGACCCAGGCCATGACTCAGATATTCCAACAGGCCCTCTCAAGCGCCCAAGGGTGGACGCACCCCCAGAAGGGGGATGGCCGGACCCCGAAAGAGGTTGGATTTCCAGTCTCCTCCAGGAGACGCCGCCGGGGCGAAGACACTCGCCGCCGCTCCAGCTCCAGCTCCCAAGAGAGCCCGAAGAGACGACGAGACGCAGGCGGCGGTCAGAGGGGGAGATCCCCCCGCCGGAGACGGCCGCAGCGTCGACGCAGGCGTTCCTCGAGCTGGAGCTGGAGCGACAGCGACAGCAGCAGCACCGGCTCCGAAAGGGTCTCCAGGACCTCTTCTCCCGCCTGGTCCGAACCGAAGGCGGCCACCAAGTAGACCCCCGGTTGCTGTGATTCACCCGGGCGTTTCGGAGCCTGTCAGCATGTTTCCTGAAACGCAAGGGTGCATCACAAGACCCAGAGGCCAGTACAACGCCTTCGAGAGGGAGACGGAGCGAGAGCTGGCCCAGGTCTTCGGACGCTTTCCCCGCGTCCAACCCCGGCCCGGAGAGATCCCCCACTACCCCTACCTCTCCTACCAACACCCCCGCAACCTCCGAGACACGGCCCAGGTGCGCATCACCTTCCGCCTCGGCTACAACCCCTTCTCAATAAACTAGGCCTACAACTTACGCTGGAGCGGAGTCTGTTTCTTTAAGTCGCACCACTTCCGGGTTTACGCCCCGTGACGTCACGGGGGCGGGCCAAGGGGACCCGGCAGGAGGCCGCCTGACGGCGGCCTCCTACCGGCAGGGGGCGCACCAAGGACCAACGAGGTTGCCGGTGGTCGCCGGCCTGACGGCCGGCTCCCCCCTTGACTCCCGACGGGGGAACGTCCGCGCTTGCGCGCGTCCGAACGGCACATCGCTCCGGCGCGCTCGCGCGCGCCTACGCTCCTGCCGATCCCCCTGGGAGGGGGAAATTTAATAAACAAACTCCGAGACGCCATTTGCCACAGGCAAGATGGCCGCCACCCCCTACGTCACATCCTCTTCCGGGGCAAATGTCAAAGGCCGAGCGAAGCGAGGCCCGGCCCACTGCCGGAAGCGCTTACTTCCGCCTCCGGGTCGTCAAAAAGCGGAAGTTAAATTGTTCGCCCCAAGTGGGATCTCCAAAAAGGGGAAGTAAAAATTTTCGCTGGAAGCGGGGGGATGGATCCGATGAACCTGCCTTGCAGCGAGAGGTCTCGGCCGCGTCCTGGGGAATGGCAGAGCCCCCCCCCGCGCATGCGCGCGGGACCCCCCCCCGGGGGGCTCCGCCCCCCGGCCCCCCCC